AGATAGTGCATAATGAAAGATAAAGATGATAATGTAAAAAGCGATTATGATTATTCACGTGAGACATATTACGATCTCATTGAAAAAGGTCGCGAAGGATTAGAAGATATGATTCACGTTGCTCGTGAGTCAGAGCATCCTCGTGCCTATGAAGTACTTGCCGGTATGTTAAAAAATATTGCAGACATTAATGATAAATTAATGGATCTAAATAAAAAGCATAAAGACATTACTCAACCCACCAAAGAAGCTAAACAAGTCGAGCATCAACAAAATAATATATTTGTAGGATCTACTGCAGAATTGCAAAAGATGTTACAGCGAGAAAGTGAAGTAATAGATGTTAAGCCAGACTCAGCCTGAGTCCTATCTTGGTAATCCTAACGTAAAACGCGATGGTATTAACCAAAAATGGGATCAAACTCTTGTACAGGAATATGCAAAATGTATGCAAGATCCTGTGTACTTTTGTGAAAAATATGTTAAAGTAATTGCTCTTGATAAAGGATTAGTACCTTTTATACTATATCCGTATCAAAAACAAATGTTTGAGCATTTTAATAATAATCGATTTAATATTGTCTTAGCATGTCGTCAATCTGGTAAATCTATTTCCGCATGTGCGTATCTATTATGGTATGCACTATTTCATTCAGAAAAAACAATTGCAGTCATGGCAAACAAAGGTGCAACAGCACGTGAAATGCTTGGCCGTATTACTCTTATGCTTGAGAACATTCCATTCTTTCTGCAGCCTGGATGTAAAGCATTAAACAAAGGTTCTATTGAGTTTAGCAATAATTCACGGATCGTCGCTGCAGCAACATCTGGTTCTTCTATTCGTGGTATGTCAGTTAACTTATTATATCTTGACGAATTTGCATTTGTTGAAAGAGCATCAGAATTTTATACTTCAACTTATCCTGTAGTATCATCTGGTACGGAAACAAAAATTATTGTGACATCAACTGCTAATGGTATTGGTAATATTTTCCATAAGATATGGGAAGGAGCAGTACAAAATACAAATGAGTTTCAGCCTTTCCGAGTGGACTGGTGGGACGTGCCCGGGAGAGATGAAAACTGGAAGAAGCAAACAATTGCAAATACTTCTCAGTTACAGTTTGACCAAGAATTTGGCAATACTTTCTTTGGCACAGGAGATACACTCATCAATGCCGAAACATTGATGAGCCTCCGAGCTCATAACCCTATTCGAACCCTTGAAGCGGGAGACCTTCTCGTCTATAAAGAGACGACTAAAAATCACGAATATGTTATGACAGTAGACGTAGCAAAAGGAAGAGGTCAAGACTATTCTACGTTTAACGTGATCGATATCTCTGTTCGACCCTTTGAGCAGGTCGCTGTGTATCGCAATAATACTATCTCGCCTATACTCTTCCCTAACATTATATATAAGTACGCGAAAGTCTACAACGATGCGTATATTGTTGTAGAATCAAATGACCAAGGATCAGTAGTTTGTAATGGTCTATACCATGAATTAGAATATGAAAATTTGCATGTTACTTCATCTATTAAGGCTTCGGGCCTTGGTATTGAAATGAACCGTAAAGTTAAACGGCTTGGCTGTTCTGCTATTAAAGATATTTTAGAAAATCATAAAATTAATATTGTTGATGAGAATACTATTCTCGAGATTTCTACATTCGAGGCAAAGGGTCAATCCTATGAAGCAGCTGATGGAAACCATGACGATTTAATGATGAATTTAGTTATGTTCGGTTATTTTGCTTCGACTCAGTACTTTGGTGATATGACGGATATTAACTTAAAGCAAATGTTATTTGAACAAAAAATGCAGGAGATTGAAGATGATATGGTACCATTTGGTTTTATTGATGATGGCTCTCAGTATATTCAACAAATAGAAGAAAAAGATCATCCTTGGGCCATTGAATATGATAGAGATTTATAAATATATAAATAATAGTGAATTGAAAACTTCAACCGTATTATGATAACATATTATTTAAAGAGGAAAAACTCATGGCACTTTTCACACCATCCGAATCTCCTGCGGTTGTCGTAAGGGAGATCGATCTGACTGGTGGCGTTCCAAACGTCCAGTCAACTACCGGCGCTATTGTCGGTAATTTTAGATGGGGTCCAGCCGAAGAACGTGTTTTGCTTGCTAATGAAGCAGAACTAGTAAATAATTTTGGATCTCCATCAGATAGTAGTAGCGTAGACTTTTTATCAGCTTCTCAATTTTTGAGATATTCTGGATCATTGCAAACTGTACGTATGGTACCTACTGGTGCGTATAATGCTGTTGCAACGAATAGAGGACAAATAGGATTTGATTCTGCAGCACTACTCAATACCCAAATTAAAAATGCTGATGCATTTGATGCTGGTTTAGCTGGTTTAGATAGTGACGGCCATACTTTTATTTCTAAGTATCCAGGAGCAATAGGAAACACATTAAGAGCTTCTATGTGTCCTGCAGATGCTACAGAATTTGCTAATTGGCCTTATAATGATTATTTTGATGCAGCTCCAGGAACTAGTTCTTTTGCATCAGGATTAGGAGCTTCAAAAGATGAAGTTCATGTTGCAGTTCTAGATATCTATGGATATTTTACTGGTACGCCTGGTTCTGTTTTAGAAACATATAACAATTTATCAGTTGGTAAAAATGCCATTAAAGATGATGGTACTAATAATTATGCAGTTGATGTAATCAATGAAAGATCAGAATTTGTTTGGATGGTTGGATTTGATTCTTCATATACTAATGCTGGAACAAACATTACTAATCTTAAAGTATTTGATTCCGCAGCGAAATGGGGTCATTATTTATTAACAGGAGCATCAAACGGTGGAGCTTTAACAGTTGGTAATTATCAAACTGGATTTGATTTGTTTGAGGATAAAGATCAAGTAGAAGTTGACTTTTTGATTTCTCCTTCAATGTCAGCCAGAACAGATCAAACAACAATTGTTAATGATCTTGTTGCAACAGCTGGTTCACTTCGTAAAGATTGCGTAGTAGTTGCTTCTCCTGCGAGATCTGATATTATCAATGTAACTTCAGATGCAACTAAAGTATCTAATACTGTTTTAACCGCCGACACCTTTACTAAGTCATCGTATCTTGTTGCAGATAACAATTTCTTGAAAGTTTATGACAAATACAATGATAAGTATTTGTTTATTCCTGCAGCATCTACTGTTGCCGGTGCAATGGCTTCAACAGATATTAATAGAGCAGCATGGTTCTCACCTGCTGGTTCACGCAGAGGCCAAATGCTTGGAATTACTTCTTTAGCATATAGCCCAACTAAAGGCCAAAGAGATACACTTTATAAAGCAGGTGTTAACCCAATTGCAAATATTCCTGGTCAAGGTGCTCTTCTTTTTGGAGACAAAACTATGCTAGGTCGACCATCAGCATTTGATAGAATTAATGTAAGACGTTTGTTCTTAATTCTAGAAAGAGCGATTGGTAGAGCTGCAGAACAAGTTATGTTTGAATTCAACGATGAGTTCACAAGAGCAGAATTTGTAAATATTGTTGAGCCAGTACTTCGCGAAGTACAAGGTAGACGTGGTATTACTGACTTCCGTGTTGTTTGTGATGAAACAAACAATACACCAGCGGTAATTGATCGTAATGAATTTAAAGCTGACATCTTCATTAAACCAGCACGTTCAATCAACTATGTAACACTAAGTTTCGTAGCTGTTCGAACTGGGGTTGATTTTGAAGAAGTCGTGGGTACGGTATAAGGAGATAAAAAATGGCAGTTTTAGGAGTCGATGACTTTAAGTCAAAACTCAGAGGTGGTGGCGCTCGTCCTAATCTATTTAAGGCGACAATTAACTACCCTGGATATGCTAACGGAGATCCAGAACTGACTAGTTTCCTTTGCGAAACCGCTCAGCTTCCTGGATCAACTATTGGCACAATTATAGTACCATTCAGAGGTCGTCAGCTAAAAATGGCTGGTGATCGTACTTTCGCACCATGGACAGTTACAATCATTAATGACACAGACTTTAATGTTCGTAACGCAATGGAGCGTTGGTCAAATGGTATGAACGCCCATTCAGCAAATACTGGTTTAACGTCACCTATTGCGTATGAAGCAGATTTGTTTATTGAGCAACTTGATAAAGATGGATCAGCATTGAAGAAATATACGCTACGAGGAGCCTTCCCAACAGAAGTCACACCGATCGATGTAAGCTATGCTTCAGTTGATGAAATCGAAAGATTTTCTGTAACCTTTGAGTTCCAGTACTTCGATACTGATACAACATCTTAATAAATAAAAAGAAAGGGACTAGTTCTGCTAGTCCCTCTTCTTCATAAGGATTTTTAAATGGCATCAAGATCTCGTTTATTTAGTAAAATAGCAAAAGATGTTGGAAGTGACGGTAATTTAACCGCTGCATCGCTTTCTTCTGATGTTAGCTTTGGTGCCACAGTTTATGATTCAACCGGTGTTTTACCATATGTTGGTAACGATACTGGTGATCAAGCATACGTAAGAAGTAATAATCGTTTTTATATCTGGGATTCATCTGGTTGGTATAATGTAGCACTCATCAATCGTGCACCAACCATTTCATCTGTATTAGATTCAGATGGTGCTTCGAGTCCATTTGCATTATCTAGTGATGGTACTGCAACTACTATTACAATTACCGCAGCCGATTCAGATGGTGACCCAATTACATATACTGCAACAACAGATGCAAACTTTAATGGTCTTGCAACTGTAACTGGATCCGGTAATGAGTTTACGATTACTCCACTTAGTCAAGATTCAGCTACTACATCATCTGGTACAATTACATTTAAAGCAACTGATGGTATTAATATTTCTTCTTCTATTAGTACATTTACATTAAATTTCATATCTCCATACTGGGACGAAACCGTATTAAGTATTGGCGCATCAAGCACTAATAGTTTAGATAATTCTACGTTTGTTGACCGGTCAACAAATGCGCATACTGTCACATCATCGGGCACTCCACTTCAGACAGCATTCCATCCTTATTTGGATAATTGGAGTGTAGATTTTGATGGGAATGATTATTTAACATTTGCTGATCAACCAGATTGGGACTTTGTAAATTCTGGTGATTTTACAGTAGATTCGTGGATATATCCTCGTTCAAATTCAAATATATCTTGGTTTGGTCAATCTGGTGGCGGTGGTAGTAGGCCAGATAAATGGGGTATATACATTAATGATACATCTGTCGGATTATCAGCAGGAACTATTGGATGGCACTTAGGAAACAACGGAAATATTCAAGGCCCATCGTTTACTCCTACTGCAAATACTTGGTACCACATTAGACTTGGTAGAGAAGGAGATGTTTGGTATTTCTTTGTTGATGGTGTATTGCTAGGAACTACAACTTCTACTATTAGACCTTCACAAGCTGCACAAACTTTGAGGGTTGGTGCAGACGGAGAAGCATACAGAATATTTAACGGATATGTATCCAATTTTAGAATTGTTAAAGGTACAAATCTATCTACTACTACTTTTGACGCTGTGACAGAAAACTTAACAGCAGTTACTAATACCGTTCTGTTAACCTGTCAATCTAATAGAGTTGTTGATAATAGTACAAATAATTATTCTGCAACTTTTGTAGGTGATCCAGAAGTTTCTGCCCTCAACCCATTCGGTCAATCAGAGTATGCGGTTGGTGAGAATAAAGGATCAACGCGATTTAATAAAACAAATTACCTAACTTATCCTCAGGATAATGCGTGGATTTTTGGTACCGATGATGTTACAATGGAAGCATGGGTTTATCCTATAGGAACACAAGGTGATCAATACACATCAACG